AAACTCCAGTCCGTACCGGGCCGCAATGCTCGCGCCAATCCTCTTGATGGAGGTGTTTTTCCAGATGTATTCCCGCTCCAGCTCGGAAAAATCGCTGTCGCTCGGCTTGCTCACGCCGCCCACCTGTAAGGTTGTCGGCGCGTCGGAATAATTCACATCGTCCAGAACGAACAAGCCGCACTCTATTGTCCGCCGGTCGCCCTCCCGCTCCCAGTTCATCCCTCGGATGATCGGTCGCAGGGTAGCGCCTTTCTCCGGCATCCAGCCGTACAGCCACTTGCTGTCCTGGGCGTTCAGGATAATGTCAATGCTGTCGCTGTTATCAGCCGCATTGTCCGTGTAGGTCAGGCTCTCGATCTCTGCCCCAACTTGCCCAGCAAAGGGCGCGTTGTTGTACAGAACATCCAGCGCCACACTTCTGGTCTTAATCATAGGCCGCCTCGTATTTCCACGGCGGCAGCAGACCGTCCCGTACCTCCGCCAGCTCCGGGGTGGAAAGCTCCACCCCGGCACTGAACGCAAAGGTGCCGATGTGTTCCGGGTTTGCTGCCATCAGCACATCGGCATGGTATTCATTTCCGTAGACCTCTTTGGCGATCACATCCCATGTGTCGCCGCTCTTGGTGATGTATGCCATACCGTCCTCCTGTTAATAGGCCGTCCGTGCGTATTTTCTCTGCATCTGGAGATACCACGCCTCAAAACGCGCCTGTGCTTCGGCAAGGGCAGCCTCCACCGCGTCGCGGTCTGCGTTGCCCTGAATGGTGATCTGCGGTGCAAAGGTAAAACCTCCGCCGCCAAAGCCGCCGCCCTCCGGGGCCGGGATGTCTGCCAGCTCCACAGGCTTTACGCCCAGCAGCTCGCCCGCTCGCGCCCATGTTTTCAGGTTGTCCCTACGGACACTGCGCTGGAAGCTGATAACCGCCTCCGTTCCCGCTTCGCCCGCGATGCTCACGCCGTTGGTAAAACCGCCCCGCGCCAGCATGGGGATTTGCGGAATGTTGATGGAGAAATTCTTGCCGCCAATGACCGGCACCCAGTCGGGGATAGTCAGGCCCAGCCCGTTAATGCCGTTGATCGCCTTGTTGATAAGGGAGATAACGGCATTGATCGGCGTTTTGAACAGAGCGCCCAGCGTGTCAAAGATGCCCACAAAGATGGACTTCACACCCTCCCACGCCTGGCTCCAGTTGCCAGAGAAAACGCCGGTAATGAAAGTGATGATACCCTCAAAGATCGTCTTAACGCCTGTGATGGCGTTGGTCAGACCCTCGGCGAATACGCTGAAATATGCCAGGACAGCCGGGATAACAACCTGTCCCACATTCAGCAACGCCGTTCCGATACCCTCAATGATGGGCCAAACAAACTGAATTGCCGTGCCGATGATCTGTGCCACCGTCATAACCGCCGACCCGATACCACTGATGATGCCAGAGATATACGGGGCCGCCGCCGAAATGGTTTGCAGGATGATCGGCATAACCGTCTGCGTGATGAAATTGAACACATCAAGGATGATCGGCTTTACCGTCGTAACGGCAAAATTCACGACCTGTTGGATAACCCCCATCACCGATTGCAGGATGGTGGTAATGCCGTCAAAGGCCGCCGCCGCGTCCGGGCCGAACAGGTTTGCGATGCCCTCCCGCAGCGGTGCCAGCGCGTTTGCCACGCCGCCCTCTGCAAACAGGCTGTTGAAGAACTCGCCCACCTGGCCCAAAGCCCCGGTGAAGCTGTCAAACACAGCAAGCCCCTGTTCACCAAAGACGCTTCCAATGATGTTCCTGATGCCCTCCAGGTTGTCGCCCAGGATGCTCACCACGGCGATAATGCCGGAGATCACGCCCACGATGGGCAACGCGCCGGAAAGCAGGCTTCCAAAGCCGCCCGCAAGCGGCCCCCAAAAACTACCCAGCACACCAGCGCCGGAGCTTGCGATTTTTCCCGCTCCGCCCAGCACTCCGCCGATAGCCTTACCTACGCCGGAATTTGCGATGCCGCCCACAAAGCCTGATGCCTTGCCGAGTAGTCCGCCCAAATTCTGTTTCAGGATGCTTCCCTGAATGATGCCAGCCGCACCCACGCCCGCTATCTTCGTGCGCAGGCCCAGCGTCGCCGTATTCAGTGCGCCGCTTATCATGCCGCCGAGCTTCGTATTGCCCAGCGTTTGCCCAAGGCCGCCCAGCGAGGAGCCGATGCCGCCGAGGTACTGGCCGACAGAGCTTCCGCCCACAGCCGTTTTAATGGCGCTTCCCACGCCCGTATAGCCAGACAGCAGGCCCGGCGTTCCCGCCGCAGCTTGCAGCAGCCCGGTCGTACCCTTGATGCCGTTGCCGGACACAAGGCTGGAAACCGTCGCGCCCAGCGTAGACAGAAAACCGCCGCCGGACGATGCGCCACCGAAAGCAGAAAAGAAACCCGCTCCCGCAGCGCCCGCTTTCTGGCCGCTCTGGAACAGGTTTTTGATGCCGCCGAATAGTCCGCCGCCCTTGCCGCCGGTGCCTCCGCCGCCGGTGCCGCTGCCAAACAGCAAGCCGCCCGCGCCGGATAACAGGCCCTCCGCAGCCGGGGCAAACTTCATAGCCACGAAAGCCGCAGCCACCTTTGCCAGAACGGACGCAACCTGATCTCCGTTGTTCACCAGATAATCAAGGCCCTTTTGGATGTAGGGCAGCGCCCAATCCATCGCGTCGCCCAGCTTGGAAACGCCCTTGCTCGCCAGCGTTCCCAGTGATTCCGCCAGCTTTGCCAGCTCCGGCATATTGTCCCGAATCTCATTCAGGAAGTCGATCATGGCAAGGCTAAATTCTTTCTTCGCAGGCAGGAACGCGGTGCCAAAGTCGATTTTCAAGGCTTGCAGTGCGTTGGCGTTCATCGTGTCGATGGCCTCCGATGTGCTGGCCTTGATAATAAACTCCCGCTCCATGCTTCCGCTGTACTGCGACGGGTCGCCCACCATGTTCAGCGCATCGAGGAACACGCCCATGTTTCCGACAACCTTTGCGTTTCCCTCGATGGCCCATTGACCAAACAGCGTACTCAACGCCGCAACCTGACGCTCCGACGGCATATTATTGATTGCCGTGTAAACGGCTTTCAGTGTGCCAATGCTGTCCGTTTGCATGGACTTTGCGACACCCTCCGCCGTGAAGCCCAGCTCCAGCCACAACTCCTTTTGGGCTTTCGTTGCATTGCTGCCCTTGCTCAAATTGGTAAAGGTGCGTTTGATGCTGGTGCCTACTCGGTCGCTCGCAACGCCGGTAGCCAGCATTGCATCCGCAAGGGCCGCCGTGGTCGCTACATCTGCGCCCGCGATCTGGCCCAAGCTCGCAGCGCTGTTGACCGCATTTGCAATCTCCGCCGCCGTTGTGGCGCTGTTTGCGCCCAAGTAGTTGATCTGGTCGAACACAACCATGATCTCGTCGTGGGTCATGTTAAACGACTTTTCCCACTTGGCCGCCCAGTTGCCCGCCTGATCTGCAGTAATATCCATTGCGGTGCCAACCATGGCAACATCTTTCAAGAAACCTTGGATGTTGCCTGCGCTGTCATACTGGATAAGGTCTGTAATTCCCTTGCCGGACTGACCAGCAGCGGCAGCGAGCTTTGTTAGCTCCTCCGCCGTCATAGGGATTTGAGTGCTTAAATCCAGCAGTGCATCAGTCATAGCGCCGTAGTTTTCTGCAAAGGTTTTCCCGGTTTCTGCCGAGATAAGGTTGCTCACCTTACCGGCACTGTCCGCCAGCCCGTCCACATACTTGACCACATCGGCCATTTGATGCTCAAATGCCTTTGCTTCTTTCGTGCAGTCTGCAATGGCGGCAATGGTGCCAGTCGCCAGCGCACCCATCGCCGCCAGCCCCGCTGTACCTATTTTGCTGATACCACGGGAAAAACTGCTGATCTGGTTTTGGGTATTGGTCAAGGCAGCCGTCAGGCTTTTGTCCATCTTACCGGCGATCTTGATGCTTAACTCTAATGTTTTGTTCTTCGCCATTCCTCCGCCACCTCATTATTCAGCTCGATAAACTCCTGAATCGGCAGCTTCAAATAGAAGTCAACGCCCGTCCGCGTTACGGCAGACAGGCGAATCGCAGCTTGACGCAGGGCCTTGGCTCCGCCCTTTATCCGAAAAAATCCGGGTCGTTCACCGCATTTTTCAGTTTCAGCAGCTCATACAGAGGAAGCCCGGTAAAGAACTCCTCCGGGATGCCGGTAGCCATGCTGGCGATTACGCAGGCGTACAGATAGTTTGTGGCGTTCTCCGTCACCACAAATCCCTCGCGGGCCAGTCTGTTTTCCGCTTCGCTCTCGTTCAGGCTGTTCAGGTCTGCGATACCGTTCAGGTCAATTTCCTGGTACTGCTTGCCCTTGTAGTGGCAGGGCTTCACCAGATGAATCACATGGTTTTCCGTGGTGCTGTCCACATTGAGATAGCCGCGCACGGCTGCTGCCACGCGGCGAGAAATGCCACGGGGCATCAACTTGAAGAACTCAATGGGCAGCTCCGTAGCCTTGACCGCAATGGTGCGGGCAAAGGCCGTAGTGGTTTCGCACAGCACAGCGGCGGCCACTTCCTGCTCGCCAAAAAGCTGGCGCTGCGCGTCGATGGCATCCTTGATCGTCAGCTTGTCCAGGCCGGACAGGTCGATTTCAGGATATTCCTTGCCCTCAAAAACATAGGGCTTTGCCAGCTTCACCACATTTTCCTGCTCGGTCTGCTGATCGGCAGGGGTTTCCATGGTTTCGGTCTGGCCCTCGGTCTTGATGTTCTTATCTTCTGCCATGATGATAAAGCTCCTTTCGGTGTGTCAGTGTTTCAGTGTGTCAGTGTTCCGCGTTATACGCAAACACAGCCCACCCGCATATTTGGGGTGGGCTGTGTCGTCTTATCCGGGTTAGATCAGGCTGTTAATGCCAGCCAGCATATCCACGCCCTTGACCTTGTAAACCCCGTTCAGCTTGTCCACCTCCAAAAGCTGCTCGCCGTCTACCTCGATCAGAATGTAGGTCAGCTCCAGCTTAACGGTGGCTTCCATGGTTTCGCCCTTTTCAACCTTGCCGGGGTTGAAGCTCTTAACGCGGCCCATTTCGACCACGCGCAGGCCCTTGAAGTTATAGCCGCCCGCCTTGTCGTACACCTGCTGCGCGGCGCGCAGGGTCAGGTTGACGGTGGACAGAGGACTGAGCATATCAGCCGCAGAGCTGTACAGGGTGTTAAACTGGATTTCCTGCTCCATGCTCTCAAACTGGCCGATGGTGGGGCTGTCGATCTCGCCGTTGACACCAACGCCAGAAATGGTGCTGGTCTTGGAGTTTACCTCCGGCAGAGTGACAGAGGCCGCAACGCCGATCATCTTCGTACCGTCGAGATAGGCGTTGTAGTCGTTGATCTTTTCGGGAATGTAGTTGTTGCTAATCATGTCGTTGTACCTCCCTTATTAGGTCAGCGCCGCAGACAGGGCATTGGGGTCGAACTCGATAATGTCCTCAATGTCCTCCGCAGGAGTAAACGGGGTGATGTACTGGTGGAAAGTGATCTTGCCATCCAGCAGATCGGTGGTGGTGTTCTCGGCCTCGTTGAAAGTGATCTCATAACGGGCGCACACACCACGGGCCACAAAGCCGTTACCGCGCACATTCTCGCTGTCCACAATGGCCTCGATCAGCCGCTTGTTGGCAGGGCTGTCAACCTTGGAGAAGTAGGTGAGAATGAAGCTGTTGGCCGCCCAGGTCAGGAAGCGGCGGACGCTAAACCAGCGGTCTTTGGGGTCGCTGGTGCCGGGATAGGCAGCAGTGTTGTTGCCCCACAGGCGGAAGCCGTTCATATTCAGCCAGGTAGCGATACCAAAGCTGTTCACGGTGTTGGCCTGCTCCTGGTCGAGCACCACTTCCGTACCGTCAGCCAGGCAGGCAGCAGAGATCGCAATGGTCTTGTTGCTGGGGCTGACATTGGGGGTGTCGTCGTTCTGCGCGTCGGTGTAGGCGGTCAGGGCGGATGCCAGGGCGGAGCCGCTGTAAACCACATCGCCCAGCTTGGCGTAAGGCCAAACGCCGTATGCGTTGGCATCGCTCACAGCCTGCTTCTCCTTGGTGGTCTTGACATCGGTGTACTTGGTGGCACCCTCCTCGGTGCTGTCAATGTCCACGATGCACACAGCGCCGAAAACGCCGTTGATGCTCTTGGTCTTGGCCTGGAGCGCAGCGGACACGGTGGGGTCTGCGCTGAAACGGGGAGCCAGCAGAATACCGGGGGTCATGGACAGCATGGGGTAAATCTGTCTGACCACTTCCAGGCCGGTTTCCTTGCCGGTGTTCACATCCACGCTGCCCACGATGTCGGCAGCAGTGACCTTGGCAGGGTCAATCTTGGTGCCGCTCACGGTCAGGTTGGTGGCACCGTCGCCCGCGCCGCCGGAGATCAGCACGATATTCAGGGTGCCGTCGTCGTTCCAGGTGGTGGTGTAGTCGGTGTCGGCCTCCAGAGTGGTGGCCTCGTTCTTCACGGTCAGCTTGTCCAGCAGAACGCCCGCCACATTCAGCAGCGCCTTACCGGCGTTCACCCGAATGGCGGTTTCCTCGATGGCCGCGTTGTGCTTATCAGGGTCAAGGACATTGATAAGCACCATAGGGGCAACGCCAACAACGCTAAAGTTAGCGCTGATGCACTCGCAGAGGGTGTATTTGGCAAAGTCAGCGTTATAACCGACAGCCTCCACAGCCTCCTTGTAGTTGTGTACCAGCAGCGGCACATTGACCGCAGCGGCAGGGTTTTTCAGCATATTGACCGGGGCAGTGCCAACGATCACCTGGAGGCCCGCCGTGCCGGTGATGGGGGCGCTCATGCTGGTGGCCTGCTCACTGGTATATACTCCGTGCTTGTAAGCCATACTGTTTCTTCCTCCTTACAGTTCGGATTTGATCTTGTGGTACAAGATGGCCTCCGCCGTTCCGGCGGTTTCCATCTGCTTTCGGGTCTGCGCAAAACGCTCCACCGGCACCAGCAGCGCCTTGGCCGCCGGGTGCTGTTCGATAAAGTCATTCAGCGCCGCCGGGATGTCTCCGGCAAATACGGTGTACTGCTTCACCACACCGCGCACGGTGGGGCCGCAGTAAACGCAAGGGCCGCCCTTTGCGGCCTCGGTGGCCTCTGCCATAGGCTCGGCCTTGTTCTCCGCTTCCGTGGCGATCTCCGCCGCCACAGGCGCGGTATCGGCCACGGCTTCCGCCTTGACCTCACGCTTTTTACTCATACCAGTTCCTCCAATTCGGTGTCTTGGGTCATGGCCGGGGCAGTGCAGGTCAGGGTGCAGGCCCCGAAATAATACGGGTGCGTGTCGTCCTGCTGCATCGCCCAAACAATGGGCTTCAAGATCGTAAACGCTCCGCCGAAATACGGTGCAGAGCATACCCGCTGGATGATGTCCTCTTTGATGTTCGCCACATCCTGGTAGCCCTCCCGCGCGCCGCCCGTGTCGTAGGCGCACACGATCAAGCTGAACTCAACCTTTTGGGGGCCGTCGTCGTCCTCGATCTGTCCGCCCGTCATGCGGGCCACGATATAGGGAGCTGCTGCCGCGTCCGTGTCAACATCGGAATCGTTGTCCTCCGGCACAGGCAAATCCTGTTTGAAGATTCGCAGGGCCTTTCGCCCCTCCTGGCCGTTGTACTTCTTCCCGGCAAACAGTTCCTCCAGCATTTCGATCAGCGCATCTTGGCAAAGCTGCGGGGTGCGCCCGATGCCTGCGGCCTTTACCGCGTTTTTGTAGTCTTTCATGGGTTATCCCTTTCTGGCTTGCGCCCTTGCCAAAACCCGCTCCACTTGGGCCTCCAAACGATCTTGCAGATATTCCACCACATCCGGCTCCACCATAGGCCACACGGTAGAGTGCATGGCCGTAGCCGACGGGCTGCCCATCGTCACCAGCTTTTCCACTCTGCCATCCTTGGTTGTCCAGCGCGGATGCCCCCGCTCCGTTACCTTGTGGCTGGAATTGGAGCCGATACGGCGCTGTACCATACCAACATGGCCGCTCTTGAACTCCACCAGGAAGCCCTTACTTAAACCGCTGGTGCCGGTCAGCGCCCGCATAGAGGAACTTTTCAGGACGCGGGCTGTCACATGGGCCGGGGCGCGTTGCAGCACGGCCCGTCCCGTGAATGTCTCGGTGGGTCTGTGCTGGAAATAGCCCAGGTCATTGCGCATCTTTGCGATGTGCAGCTCCGCGCTCAAACTGGTGTTGGTGGCCTTTTTGCGCTGCACCAGGTCTTTCAGGTGCCGTCTGCCCGCCGCGTTCACGGCATATCTGGCTTTCGCCTGCGCAACCATCAGCTTGCGGGCCTGCCGGGCGGTGGCGTTGATGGCGACCTTTGCCGCCGCCGGGGTCTTTTTCTTCAAATCGCCCAGCGCATCCGCCACATCCTCCAGCCCCGCCACTGTGATGGTCAGGTTTCCCGCGTCATAGGTTACGCTGCTCATTGCCTCGTCCTTTCCATGGAAATGCGGTACACGCCGCTTTGCTCCTCGCAGCTCAAAATGCTGTAAGTGCGCTGTTGCTTTGTACCCTTGTCCATTACCAGGTGCTTTCCGACTTTCGGCTTTGGGCCGTAGTCTGCGACCCGGATAAACAGCACGGTATATGCCGTGTACAGGCCGGTGTCGAAATTCTGCTTTGCCCCGGCTTCCCAGTGGGAATTATGCTCTTTCAGGCCGTAGTCCTCCAGAATTACCAGAGCTTCCTTGCCGTCAACCGTGTGGAGGTCTGCGTGTTCGTTCCCATCAAAGAAAGTCATGTCGATGTCCGCCGCTACACAGTCCTTGAAAGTGGGCATCTTCCATTCCTCTGCCGGGCCGGAGCCATATTCCTGTTTCAGTTCAAATAGCGCCATCGCTTACCTCCGCAGAAAAATTCCCCCGCCCGCTCGCGCGGGCAGGGGATATGTTGTTAGCACACAGTAGCGACCAGCCAGCTATCCACCTTGTCAGGGATGGGCAGGGGGTGCGCCTGGAGTTCCAGGAAACGACGGTCGGGATGATGCTCGACATAGGAGCGCAGCAGGCGGGCGGTTTCTGCCGTGACCCACTGCTGGCTTGCATCCTCGATGTAGGTACAAGCGCCGTATGCCAGCACATAGTCAGGCTGAGAGCTGATAAGCACCACGGCGTTATCGGGGATCAGAGGCTTGGTGGTGGGCTGGGTGGGATTCGTCCAATCGTCGTAATACTTCTCGCCGTAGGTATACAGATCCAGGTTGGGATCGTTCAGGTGGCCCAGGTAGCGCACACCGTTGGGCAAAGACTTAGGCTCCAGGCGGCCAATCTCGATGCGGCGGTTGTCCAGCTTCTTCTGCACATCTTCGTCCGCAAAGAACAGCTCCTTGGCTTTCTTGCCCATGATGATCATGTCAACATTAGCAAAACCGCTGTCCTGCACCTGTTCCACCCAGTCCTCCAGGTTTTTCAGGATGGTTGCGGAGCTGCCGCCCCACTTGTAATTGCCGGTCAGGGTGACCCTGTTGTTCAGGCCAAAGCTGATGGTTTCATTGACACCCTTGCCCACCACAGGGATGGAGCCGGTGACGATGGCCTGAACGGCCATCCACTCCTCACGGCGGGTAGCGGCATCGTTCAGCACCTTGTACTCGTCCAGCAGCTTCTTGGCAGCCCGCTGTGCAGGGGTCATACCGCTGTACAAATCCTCGCCGGGCAGGCGGGTCATCAGCTGATCGGCGGTGGTCACATCGTAGGGGTTAATCAGGGGAGGCTTGTAGCTCTCGGTCTGATAGCCCTGGCTTTTCAGCACTTCACCGCCAACGCGGGGATGCACGAAAGCCGCCATACG